TCAGATCGAGGGCACGGCCCCCATGCCGCGGGCCACGTCGGCCCCTCCGGGCCTCACGTAGCGCCTCAGGGTGGTGTTGATGTCCGCGTGGCCGAGGATCACCGACAGGTCGGCCACCGAGCCGCCGGCGTGCAGATAGCTCGTCGCGAAGCTGTGGCGCATGTTCTCGATGGTGACGGGCGGCACGTCCCGCCCGGTTTCCGAGCACCAGCGCAGGAAGCGGGCCCACCGGTGCTGCGCCGTCGACGGCGATATGCGGCCGCCCGCCGCCCCGAGGACGAAGGGACCGCCGGGGTTGCGGTCCAGCAGCGGCAGCCTCTGCAGGAGGGGGCCGGTCATGGGCAGCAGGCGCGTGCCCCGCTCGGTCTTGGTGCCCTTCAGGTTGTTGCCGCCCTCGGCCGCCGAGGAGGGCGTGTACGCCTGGCGCACCAGCACCGTGCCGGCGGCGGCGTCAACGTCGGCGTCGTCCATGCCGTAGCGCTCCTCGGGCCTGAGGCCCATCAGGAGGCCCAGGAAGGCCACCTTCATGACCGAGTCCTCGCCGTAGTCCTCCACGGCCGCGAGGAGCGGCGACATGGCCTGGAACGTGGTGATCACGACGCCGTTGTCGCGCCTGCGGCCCGGCGGCGGCATCCGGAACCGCGCCTCGGCGGGGTTCGACAGGATGAGGCCGTCGCCCTTCGCCTCGTTCAGGACGGTCTTCAGCAGCCCCACGGCCTTGCGGGCCACGCTCTCGGTGGCGCAGCCGTCCACCATGCGCTGGATGCGCGGGCGGTCTATGTCGCGGATGTCCACGTTCTCGAAGGCCGGTATCAGCCGCAGCCGCAGCTCGCGCTCGTAGGTGGCGCGGCTGGACGCCTCCAGGCCGGCGCAGGCGGGCCAGAACACGCGGTCCACGTACTGGCCGAAGGTGCAGCGGCCCGACCGGTTGCGCATCCCGTCGCGCATCGCTATCAGCTTGGCCTGCTCCACCTTGGCCTCCGCGCGCGTGCGGCACGTCACGCAGGTGCGGTCCGGCTTCCCCTCGCGCGTGAAGCCCACGTACTCGCGCACGTCGTAGACGATCGTGCCGTCCGCCAGCGCCCGCTCGGTCACGGTCATGGTACAATTCACCCCGCCTTCCGCTTGTCGGATGGTATTCACCTTGCGGCCCCGCCCCCGTCTCGCCAAAGATCGGGCGGGGCCTTCTTTCTCGCTACAGATCCACGTTGACCATCCACTGCATGCCCTGGCACGTGACGGTGAACGGGCTGCAGGCAGGGTCGTCCGCGAACTCGCGGTCTATGGGGGCGAACGTCCTCCAGTCGGTGTCCCGGAGCAGCTCGGGGCACGTTTCGACGACGTAGGACCCCTCGTCCGAGAGTTCCACCCTCGTGCCCGCCGCGCCCACGGTGACGAGCGTCACGAGGCGCCCCATGGCCTCCGAGCGCCCCTCGGCGAAGGTGCCCAGCTGGTCGGTCGAGACGGCGGGGTCGTGGAACAGCAGCACCCTCCCCTTGTCCCGCAGACACGCGAGCATGACCTTCTGCCAGTAGGGCTCCGACCGCAGGGCCTCGATATCGGCCGACGCCTGCTCCCTGAGGGCGTTTTCCGCATCGATGTCGCCGAACAGGCTCTGCATCTCGATGTCCTCGCTGAGGCAGTCGACGGCCGTCTCGGCTAGCTTCTCCGCCAGGCCCGGCGTGTCCCTGATGTACTCCTCCGCATCGGCGTCGAGGACGAGCTTGTCGTCCCTCTCGACGACCAGCCCGCGGGCGATGAGACACGGGGCGGCATGGTCTATGCGGGGAACCCAGGGGTCGCGGCGGTCGATGGCCTCCCCCGCGTCGTAGAGCCGCGACAGCAACGCGGCGCACGCCGGGCTCATTCCGTCGATCGTCCGCTCGATCCTTCTCCTTTTGTCCTCGTACTTTTTAAGCCGCGCCTGGAGAAAATCGAACTGCTCCCCCGAAGGCCGCTTGGCGAGTCTCTTGTTCCTGGCGGCCAGTTCTTCGTTCTCCGCTTTCAGCTCCGCGATGCGCTCGGCGGTGATGTTGTCTTTGGCCATCTGGTACCTGCGCGAGTTCCAGCCGATCAGGAAGCCTGTGGCGAGCGTGAGGATGGGCAGCCAGACAAACGACGCTCGCCCGACGGCATCGAGCAGCCCCGGCATCTGGACGCCTGACAAGGAGAGAGCGGAGAACGGCAGGCCTACGATGCTGCACACGGAGCCGACGGCCATCAGGGGCTTGCAGTCAGCCGCCCTCTCCCAAAAGCTGATCCTCTTTCCCTCCATTCTCACCTACGCGCTCCTCTCCACCTCGGCCGGTACTCCATCATGTGCGGGCCTATCTTTTTCGATACGCGTGTCCGGAGACCCGCTCATAAGCCTAGCCGTGTGCACCAGGGCATCGCGGCCGTCGTCGTTCATCGACTCCCAGTATCCGTTCAGGGCGGCCTGGCCGGGGTCTGAGAAGACGGGGGCTGGCCACTCGCGGCCCGCCAGCTCGTCCAGCGTGCACTCCAGCGCGTCGGCGAACTCCCAGGCTAGTTCAAGGGTTAGAGGCCTCGTTCCTTGCTCGTAGTTGGTGTAGGTGTTCTTGCTCATTCCAATGTGTTCAGCAAACGCCTTCGCGCTCTTGAAACCTTTTTCTTTCCTAATTCGTTGGAGCTGCGTTTTCATGCCTCCCTCCTTTCGTAGCGAAATTTTATTCACACTGAACAAAATAGGCAAGATATTTTTCAAAAAATCGTTGACAAGTAGTTCAGAATGACTAATATATGCCTTGTTTTTAGTTCGGAACGAATTAAAAACACGACACCTTGAGAACCGAATACCCCGCGCTGCGGCGACCGGAAGGGAGCCGCATATGGAAAAAGACGCAAGCGAAGAAGCGATGATCACGCAAGACGAGATGGCGGTGCGCCAAGCCCTCTGCGAGGCGACGGTGCAGACTGCCGAACTTATTGCCGAGGCCCTGAAGAGGGAGAAGTACCAGGCGGTCAGGGCGAGCATGGTGAGCGCCCTGGCCGATCTGGTGAGAGCGTGGAGGAGCTAGATCCCGTTGGCCCGGTGCATCTGCTCCAGATCCTCCAACCTCTCGCCGAGGCGCGCCAGGTGCTTGTAACAGTCCTCGGCGAAGTCCACCGCCTCCTCGGGGCGATCGACCTTCCCGCCGGCGAGCGCGCCGGCGGCGAGTTGGATGGCGTAGTCCAAGTACTTGTCCGACATTTTCTATCACCTCCTTCCGAGGTGATTCTACCAGGCCGCCGCAGCGCGGGGTATCCGGTTCCGCGACTAGGAAGGAGCTGGGCCATGGAGATCGGGAGACGCGACACGATGGGCTGGGTGAGCGGCAGCACGGACGAGGGCCACGCCTTCGACGCCAAGGTGTACGACCTGCCCAGTGTTTTCGGCATCCCCACGGATCGATTCCCCGGGGGCGGCAACGTGTCGAAGCTGCACATCCGCGACGAGGTTGGCCGAGAGGTGTACGCCTGGGAGCGGGGCCTCGACTTCGCCGCGGACGGGGCGGCGGCCCTTGCCGCCGAGATCGCGGCCGAGCTAGAGGCGGAGTTCTGCGGGGAGGCGGAGTAGGCGATGGGTGTTCTTTTCCAGGTCATCTGGTGGTCGAGCATAGCGGCCATGTACGCCTTATTGGCGACGGGAAACGCCATAGCGGCCACGCCGTTCATGGCGATGAGTCTCCTGTGCTGCGGCGTCTGCGTGGGCTGGAAGCTCGCGGAGAAGCGGAGGGGAGGTGATGGCGAATGATGGACGCAGTCCACGTGGGGGCGACGATCCGCGCGGAGCGGGCGCGCCGGGGGCTGACGCAGGCCGAGCTGGCCGAGGCCACCGGCATCGCGCAGACCACGCTGGCCGGCTACGAGCGCGGCAAGAGCGGCATGAGCTTCGAGAACGCGCTGACGCTGGCCGAGTTCTTCGGCATGGGCCTGGACGAGCTCTCCGGGCGCGTGCCGCCCCGCTAGGGGCCCGCGGCCCCGCACCTTGACAACCGAATGGCCGACTGCCGGGAACGCTGGCCGGAAAAGCGACCCCGGAAGGAGAACCGCCCCCGTGGCTCAACGGACAGAGCGCCGGCCTCCTAAGCCGGGCGTCCGGGTTCGATTCCCGGCGGGGGCCCCATTCCAAGGAGAAAGGAAAGACCCTATGGACATCAAGACGTTCAAGCGCGACGGCGCCAGCGTGCGCGCCGTCATGGTCGAGGGGGAGCCGATGGTGCTCTTCCGCGACCTGGCCGCCCTGTGCGGCTACACCGCCAACAACGGCACCATGCGCTACTACTGCGCCGAGCCCCCGACCTACGTGCCCGTGGGCGGCGAGTTCGGCTCCCAGACCATGCGGGCGCTCGGCGAGGCCGACGTGTGGCGCGTGGTCGCCTCGCCCGCCAAGAGGTACGCCGAGGAGCGCACGGCCGCTGGCGAGTGGCTGTTCTGCGAGGTGTTCCCGTCGATGCGGCGCCTGCACGCCGCCGGCGAGGTGGACTGCGCCGAGACCCTGGACGCGCCGGCGGGCTTCGTGCGGCGCGAGGAGGGGGAGGGCGCTCCCGAGGAGCCGCCCGCGGACGGGCCGCGCGGCCTGCCCGCGGGCGAGCCGGCGGCCCGCATCGCCCCGAGGGCCCTGGCGCTCATCCGCAAGATGCGCGACGCCGCCCGCGAGAGCGGCAACGGCGTCCGCGCCAACGCCCTGGCCGACGCGCTGGCCGTCATCGAGGGCGGCGAGTAGCCGTGAAGGCGGTCACCCGGTCGCCGGCGCTCTATGTGAGCATCGAGGAGGCCGCCCGCATCGCGGGCGTGTCCGAGCACATGATGAGGGAGTGGGCGAACTCCCCGATCGACCACATCCCCTACATACCGTCGGGGAAGAAGAAGCTGATACGCGTGGCCGCGATAGCGGACTACGCGATAGGGAAGGAGGCACCCTGATGCCCAGAACGAGGAAGGAGGCGCGGCTCGAATGTCTTGCCGGACTGCCGCGCCCCACAGTGTCGGACCGCGAAGCGGCCGACAAGATTGTAGCAGACGCGGCCCTGGGCTCCGCCCTCGCGGCCGCGTTCCTGGGCCTGCCCGCGCTGTGCGGGCTGGTCTACCAGGCGGTGGTGCTCCCATGATCGCGACCCTGGTCATCGACGGCACCATGAAGGGGCTCAACGACTGGCGCGACGCGATCCAGCGCAGCCCCCACGCCGGCAACGACATGGCCCGCGCCGCGAAGCGCCGGGTGGCGTCCCTGGCGCGGCTCCAGATGATGCCGCGCTTCGAGGGGCCCGTGGTCGTCATCTTCGACTGGTACGAGCCGAACAAGCGCCGCGACCTGGACAACGTGGCGGGCTCCGGCCAGAAGTGGGTGCTGGACGGCCTGGTGGCCGCCGGCGTGCTGCCCGACGACGGCCCCGACTGCGTGGTGGGCATCCAGCACTGGCTGCACTTCGACGCCGTGGCGCCGGGGGCCATCGTGACCGTGACCGACGAGATACCGAGCAAGGAGGAGTAGATGGAGCTCCAGGTAATACCCCTGGCCAACATGTGGCCGGACCCCAACAACCCCAGGAAGGACTTCGGCGACCTAGACGCGCTCGCCGACACCTTCGAGATGAACGCGGTGCGCCCGTTCGAGCCGGTGAACCCGCCCACGGTGGTGCCCGACGGCGTGAGCGCGCGCGGCCAGATGTACCGCATCGTGGACGGAGAGCGCCGCTGGCGCGCCATGGTCAAGCGCGAGGCGGTGTCCGCCTGCGCGGCCGTCGTGTGCTCCATGGACGAGGCCAACGCCATGGCCGCCATGGTGGCGACCGACGACAAGGCGCGGCTGACCGACGCGGAGCTGTCGCGCGGCGTGCAGCAGATGCTCGCCGTCGGCGTGGCCCCCGAGGAGGTGGACAAGGCCGCGCGCCTCAAGCGCGGCACCGCCCGCCGCGTGGCCAAGGTCGCCCGCGAGGGCACCGAGCAGCTGAGCATCGACCACCTGCTGGCGGCCGAGGAGTTCGAAGACCCCGACGACCGCAAGAGGGTGCTGGACGCCCCCGAGGACGACTCGTCGCGCGGCTTCCGCACCGTCGCCCGCGAGATCGAGGGGGCCAACAAGAGGGCCGCGAAGGTCGGCGCTCTGCGCGAGGCGTGCAAAGCCGCCGGAGTCCCGCTCGCCGATACTGCCGAGGAGGCCAACGGGGAGGGCCGTTCCTACCGCGCCTGCGCGTACGCCGATCGCGTGGCAGAGGTGTTCGCGGGGCAGCCGGACGGCACGGTGGGCTGGATATGCGTAGAGAGCTGGGGCGGCCCGGAGGTGCGCTTCTACGGACCGGCATCCGAGGAGTCGGACGATGACCTGGAGAAGGCGGCGCGCCGTGCCGAGAGCAAGCGGGTGAAGAAGCTCATGGCCGACGCCCTGGCCGCGCGCTCGGCGTGGCTGCAACGCCAGATGGTCGAGCGCGAGGACTTCTGGACCGACATGATGCCCATCGTGGAGGCCCACCGCGAAGTTTACGGCACGTCGCCGAACCCATACGACTACGGCACGGGACAGTGGCTCAATGAGCAGGGCATGGCCGACCGGCTTGTGGAGACCGGGCACATCGTGCGCGCCTTCGTCACGCTGGGATGCGACCCGCTGTGGACCGACTACGTGGACGGCGAGCCGCGCCCCAGCAAAAACGCCGAGAGCTGGCTGGCCCTCGGGTGCGTCATGCGGTCGCTCGGGTACCGCCCCTCGCCGGACGAGATCGAACTGGAGGGCATGGTCGCCGAGGCGATCGAGAAGTTCGCAAATAAGGAGGAAGAGGATGAGTAGCAAGGTGAAGATCACGGCCCTGGAGGCCGAGAACGTCAAGCGAGTCAAAGCCGTGGCCCTGGAGCCCGCGCCCGACGGGCTCACCGTCATCGGCGGCCGCAACGGCCAGGGCAAGACCACGGTGCTGGACGCCATAGCCTGGGCGCTCGGCGGCGAGCGCTACCGCCCGAGCGAGCCGCACCGCGACGGCTCGGTGCTCGACCCGCGCCTGAGGGTCGAGCTGTCCAACGGCCTGGTAGTGGAGCGGGCGGGGAGGAACTCGGCGCTCAAGGTCATCGACCGGGAGGGCCGCCGGGGCGGCCAGCAGCTGCTGAACTCCTTCGTCGGACAGTTCGCGCTCGACCTGCCGAAGTTCATGGAGTCGAGCGCCGCCGAGAAGGCGCGGACGCTCCTGGAGGTCATCGGCGTGGGCGAGGAGCTGTGCCGCCTGGAGGCCGAGGAGCGCGCCGCCTACGACAAGCGCACCCTGGTGGGCCAGCAGGAGCGCCAGAAGCGCGCCCTGGCCGAGGAGATGCAGATGTGGCCCGACGCGCCCGCCGAGCCGGTGAGCGCCGCCGACCTCGTGCAGCGCCAGACCGACATCCTGGCCCGAAACGCCGAGAACCAGCGCAAGCGCATGGAGGCAGCCGAGGCGTCGCGCAGGGCAGAGGCGCTGGCCGCCGACCTCGTGCGCATCGACGAGCAGATGGCCGACCTCGAGTCCCGCCGCAACGCGATGGTGATGGATCTCCAGGAGGCGTCCGACACCGCGGCCCTGGCCGCGAAGACGGCGGAGCAGCTGGTGGACGAGGCCACCGACGCCATCGAGGCGGACATCGCGGAGATCGACGCCGTGAACGCCAAGGTGCGCGACAACCGCCGGCGCGCCGACGCGCTGGCGGAGGCCGACGGGCTGAAGTGCGAGTACGACGCCCTGACGGAGGCGGTGGAGGCCGCCCGGTCCGCGAAGATGGCTCTCCTGGAGGGCGCCGACCTGCCCCTGCCGGGCCTGTCGGTGGAGTCCGGCGAGCTCGTCTACAATGGGCGCCGCTGGGACGGCATGAGCGGCAGCGACCAGCTGAAGGTGTCCGCCGCCATCGCGCGCGCCGTGAAGCCCGAGTGCGGCTTCGTGCTCGTGGACAAGCTGGAGCAGATGGACCCGGGCACGCTCGCAGAGTTCGGCGAGTGGGCCGCCTCCGAGGGGCTCCAGGTCATCGGCACCCGCGTGGCGTCCGACGACACCTGCCAGATCATCATCGAGGACGGCACGAGCTACGCCCGGGGCGAGGAGCCGGAGGCCGGGGCGGCGGCCGCGCCGGAGCCCGATCCGGACGAGCCGACCGCCGAGCGCCTGGAGGCCCTGCGGGAGTACGGCTCGACCGGGAAGTGGGTGATCTAGATGGCGCTCAACATCACCCGGGGCATCGTCCCCAAGGCGCAGAAGGTGGTCGTGTACGGCCCCGAGGGAATCGGCAAGACAACGCTGGCCGCCCGGTTCCCCGACCCGCTGTTCGTCGACGTGGAGGGCGGCAGCGCCCACATGGACGTCGCCCGCGTCGAGGCCCCGAGGTCGTGGGCCGCGCTGCTGTCGGCCGTGGATGCCGTGGCTGCCGAGCGCCCGTGCGCCACGCTCGTGATCGACACCGCCGACTGGGCCGAGCGCCTGTGCGCCGAGCACCTGTGCGCGAAGAACAGGTGGGCCTCCATCGAGACGCCGGGCTACGGCAAGGGATACACCGAGCTTGCCGAGGAGTTCGGTCGGCTGCTGGACAAGCTGACCGAGGCGGCCGGGGCGGGCGTGAACGTGGTGCTCGCGGCCCACGCGGCCATGCGGAAGTTCGAGCAGCCCGACGAGGCGGCGGCCTACGACCGCTGGGAGCTGAAGCTGCAGAAGAAGACCGCCCCGCTCGTCAAGGAGTGGGCCGACGCGGTGCTCTTCCTCACCTACAAGACCATCGTGGAGAAGGTGGGCGAGGGCTTCGGCGCCAAGGGCAAGGCCCGCGGCGGCAAGCGAGTCATGTACGCCAGCCACCACCCCTGCTGGGACGCGAAGAACCGCTGGGGCCTGCCCGACGAGTCGCCGCTGGGGTTCGAGGCCATCGCTCCCCACGTGTCCGACATGCGCCAGGGCGTCTTGGCAACAGAAAACGTTGCCAAGACCGCTTGCCAGCAAAATCCGTTGCCAAGCGCCGCATCGGCGCCCGTGACGGCCGGGCCCGGCCAGACGATCACCTGCGGGGCCGGCGGCCCCACGGTCGCCCCGGCGGGGACCGGTCCCGCGGCCGCCGCGGCCAAGATGCCGCCCCAGTGGGACCGCGTGGCGCAGCTGTGCGCCTCCGATGGCTACAGCTGCGAGGAGGTCATGGCCGCCTCGGTCATGCTCGGGAACTTCACAGCCGACACCCCGGCGGAGAGCTACCCTGCCGACTACCTGGACGGCTTCGTGGCCGCGAACTGGCCGGCGTTCAGGGAGCACATCGACAATATGCGGGCCGACGCCGAGCCGGTCCCGTTCGACTAGCAGAGAGGAGCCAACATGGCAGACGAGACCAACATCGGCGAGGCGCTGGACTGGGACATGGGGGAGGCGTCCGGCGACGGCGCATTCCAGCTGCTCCCCGCCGGCATCTACGCCTTCGGGGTGGACAAGTTCGAGAAGGAGCGGTTCGAGGGGTCGGCGAAGATGGCGCCCTGTCCCCGAGCCCACCTGACGCTCTCGGTGGTCGGCCCCGACGGGACGTCCGGCGCGGTCCACGAGCGGCTGATGCTCAACACCAAGGTGCTGTGGCGGGTGGCCAGGTTCTTCGAGAGCCTGGGCTTCCCGAAGAGCGAGGACGGGAGCGTGCGGGTCGCGTGGAACGAGGTTGAGGGCAAGGGCGGCTACCTCAAGCTCAAGGTGCGCGAGTACACCAAGAAGGACGGCTCGAAGGGCGAGGCCAACGAGGTCGAGGAGTTCCTGGCGCCGGGGGACCCTCGCATCGCCGAGGCCATGGCCCCGCAGGCGCCGCAGCAGACGGCGATGCCCCTGCCGCCTCAGCCGGCCGCGCCGCACCAGTCCTGGAGCGTGTAGCGTGGCCGGCATGGCCCTGCGGCCCTACCAGGCCGCCGCGGTCGATGCCGTGCTGGACGAGTGGGAGCAGGGCCGGCGGCGCACGCTGCTGGTCCTGCCCACCGGCTGCGGCAAGACCGTGGTGTTCGCCAACGTGGCCAAGCGGGTGGTGGACGCCGGCGGCCGCGTCCTCGTGCTGGCGCACCGGGGCGAGCTCCTGGACCAGGCCGCCGACAAGATCATGGCCGCCACGGGGCTCGGCTGCTCGGTGGAGAAGGCGGAGCGCACGTCGGCCGGCGAGTGGTTCCGCGTGACCGTGGGCTCCGTCCAGTCGATGATGCGCGAGAGCCGCCTGGCGCGGTTCCCCCACGACTGGTTCGACGCCGTGGTCATCGACGAGGCGCACCACGCCGTGTCGGACAGCTACGGAGCGGTGCTGGACTGGTTCCCCGGGGCCGACGTTCTGGGCGTGACCGCCACGCCCGACCGGTCCGACCGCCGCGACCTGGGCACGGTCTTCGACTCTCTGGCCTACGAGTACACGCTGCCCGAGGCCATCCGGGACGGCTACCTGTGCCCCATCAGGGCGCAGACGGTGCCGCTGTCCATCGACCTGTCGGCCGTGCGCCAGTCGGCCGGGGACTTCTCGGCCGGGGACCTCGGCACCGCGCTCGACCCGTACCTGTGGCAGATCGCCGACGAGATGGCCGCGGCGGGCTGCATGGGTCGCCGCACGGTGGTGTTCCTGCCGCTCGTGGCCACCTCGAAGAAGTTCCGCGCGATCCTGGAGCAGCGGGGCTTCCGCGCCGCCGAGGTCAACGGCGAGAGCGGGGACCGCGCCGAGGTGCTGGCCGACTTCGAGGCCGGGCGCTACCAGGTGCTGTGCAACTCGATGCTGCTCACCGAGGGCTGGGACTGCCCGGCGGTGGACTGCGTGATCGTCCTGCGGCCCACGCGCTCCAACGGGCTCTACCAGCAGATGGTCGGGCGCGGCACGCGCCTTTCGCCGGAGACCGGCAAGGACCACCTGCTGCTGCTCGACTTCCTGTGGCACACCGAGCGCCACGACCTGTGCCGGCCGGCCCACCTGGTGGCCTCCACGCCCGAGGTGGCCGAGGCCATGACCGGGCGGCTGGCCGCGGCCGGGGCGCCGGCGGAGCTGGGGGACGTGGAGCGGGCCGCGTCGGCCGACGTGGTGGCCCAGCGCGAGGAGTCCCTGCAGAAGGAGCTCAAGGAGATGCGCACCCGCCGGCGCAAGCTGGTGGACCCGCTGCAGTACGAGGTGAGCATCGGCGAGGCCGACCTGGCCGGCTACGTCCCCTCCTTCGCGTGGGAGATGGCGCCGGCGAGCGAGGCGCAGCTGGCGGCCCTGGAGAAGCGGGGCATCTTCCCGGACTCCATCGAGTGCGCCGGCAAGGCGTCGCTGCTGCTTGACAAGCTGAAGAAGCGCCAGGCGGCCGGGCTGTCCACCCCGAAGCAGATCCGCTTCCTGGAGGGCAGGGGCTTTCTCCGCGTTGGGGAGTGGCCCTTCGAGGCTGCCAGCGCGATGATCACGCGCATCAGCTCGAACGGCTGGCGAACCCCACGCGGCGTGGACCCTGCTACCTACGTCCCGCCGAAGAGGTCGCCCCAAGAGGGGCAGCCGCAGCCTCAGCCTCAGCTGCAGATCTAAACGACAACCGACGGGCCGCCCTCCGGGGGCGGCCCCCGATATAGGAGAAACCTATGATCGAGAAAAACTCCAAGGGCATGACCGCATCGGAGTTGCTGCGCGAAGCTGACAGCAGCCCGTGCTCTATGTGCCATCTCGTCATGACGGGAGACGAGTCGTGCGCTACGACAGGCTGTGCATCCTGGGCGTATCGCCTCGCCGACAGGATCGACGCCGAGCTGGCCCAGGCCCGCGAGCTGTCCCTGCTCCAGGGAGCCGCCATCTGGGCCAAGGCCAACGGATGGCCCGAATTCCGCGAGGGAGAGGGCTTCGGCGAGTGGCTCGAACGCTGCTTCATCCAGCGCCCGCGCTACGAGGACGGCGAGCCGGTGCAGATCGGCGAAGAGGTGGCCGGATCGGACGAATGCGGGGCCATCCTGCGTGAGATGGCGTTTTGCGAGGACGGCACCGCAATCCTGCTCGACGAGACCCCCGAGACCATCTGCGAGGTCGGCCCCGGCCAGCGCGTCAAGCGCCCCGCCCCCGAGGTACTGGGAGCCGACGGGCTGCCCGTCGTGGAGGGCGAGACGGTGTACCTGTTGGACGGCACCGAGGGAACGGTGAAGTCCGTGGACAGAGACAACGCCACGGCGTACGTCGAATATTCCGAGTACAGGTGGTCGCCCTGTGTCTCATGCTCTGCGCTCACCCACACCCCGCCCGACACCCAGGAGCGCATCGACATTGATGTGCGGAAAGAAGTAGTCGAGTACTGGGGCTGCGTCGGCGTGCTGTGCGGAGACTGCCCCGTAAAGATCGACGGCAAGACGCCCGCACAGCGATACAACGCCCCGGGTTGCGAGACCGCCAAGACCATCGACCTGCTCCGCCGCCAGCGCGAGCTGGATGCCCGCAAGGATGGTGTGAAATGAGCGAGTTCACCAAGGGCGACTACGTAGTGCACATCAACGAGTTCGGCGATGGAGACTACGGGCGCGTCGCATCTGTGGCCGAAGACGGCAGGGTGTTCGTCTGTTTCACGACCGGCTGCACGGCCGCAGCATGCAACCCGGCGCACCTCAGAAAGGTCGAGCCGCGCGCATGGATGGGGCAGATCAGGTTCGGCCACCGCCGCTTCGACGCCGATTGCCCCGACTACCATCCCGATTGCTGCGCGGCGCTTTGTCCCGAGAAGGGAGGCGAGTAGCCATGGCGCACATCTACATAAGCGGCCCCGTGACGGGCCGCGAGAACCGCAACTTTGATGCGTTTCGCGAGGCGCAGCGTTCGCTAGTCGATACCGGCCATACGGCCATCATCCCGCACCAGATCGTCCTGCCGTCGGCGACTCACGAGCGGGCCATGCGCACGTGCATCAACGAGCTGACGTGGTGGCGGTTTGGCGGCTTCTCTTACGACGGCGTGGCCCTCCTCGAAGGCTGGGAGCAGTCGGAGGGCGCGAGGCTTGAGAAGGCCGTGGCCGAGGCGTGCGGGATCCCGTGCAGGACCGTGGGCGAGTGGCTTGAGGCTGGCCGTGAGTGAGTACATCATCAAGTTTTCGGACTGCGTGGCAGAGACGCACATGGCCCTGACCGGGCAGCCGCCCCAGAGCTTCTACGGGCAGCCCCTGACGTGCGAACTGGTGCGCTGCCGCACCTGCGGGGCGTTCGTCCACGTCAACGACCCCGTTGACAAGCGCACGGTGTTCTGCTCGCCGCTGTGCTCGCGGCGCTATTGGCGGCACCCCGAGAGATATGAGCGGGAATCGGGGGCCGAGGAGTGAGAGGACGATGAGATGACGGACAGGGAGGCGCTGCTGGACGCGCTGGGGTCGATAGACCCGGCGGGCCTGGCTTACCAGGAGTTCGTGGAGATCGGCATGGCCCTCAAGCACGAGGGCCTGCCCTTCGAGGCGTGGGACTCCTGGGCCGCCCGCGACGCGGCCCGCTACAAGGGCACGCTGCGGCGGAAGTGGGACGGGTTCTCCGACGCGAACGCCGCCGGCGCCCCCGTGACCGGCGGCACGCTGGTGCAGGCCGCCCGCGACCGGGGCTGGGAGCCGGCGTGCGACCTCGGCGAGGCGCTGGGGTGGGACGACGCCTCCGTGCCGGCCGCGGGCGCCGCCAAGCCCCGCGTGGTGGACCCCACGTGGGTGGAGGGCGCCGAGATCGAGGAGCCCGGGGCCGCATGGGAGGGGTGGCGCGACCTGGCCGCCTACCTGGAGGCCGTGTTCGAGCCCGGCGAGGTGGTGGGCTACGTCACCGACGCCTGGGACAAGGACGGCCGCTGGGTGCCGTCCGGCAAGGGGCCGCACGACCGCACCGCCGGGGAGCTGCTGGAGGCGCTGGAGAAGTACGGCGGCGATCTGGACAGCGCCATCGGGCGGCCGAACCCCGATGCGGGCGCGTGGATCCGCTTCAACCCGCTGGACGGCGGGGGCGTCCGCAACGACAACGTGGCCGAGTTCAGGCACGCGCTGGTGGAGTCCGACTCGCTGCCCGTGGGCAAGCAGGTGGCCATCATCAGGGAGCTGAGGCTGCCGGTGACCGCGCTCGTGTCGTCGGGCGGCAAGAGCGCCCACGCCGTGGTGCGCGTGGACGCGAAGGACTACGACGAGTACCGCCGGCGCGTGGACGAGCTCTACCGCATCTGCCGCGAGAACGGCCTGGCGGTGGACACCCAGAACAAGAACCCGAGCCGCCTGTCGCGGATGCCCGGCGTCATGCGGGGCGGCCGCAGGCAGTGGCTCATGGGGCTGCGCCTGGGCTGCGAGTCGTGGGCCGAGTGGCGGGAGTGGTACGACGCCCAGACCGACGACCTGCCCGACCCCGAGAGCCTGGCCGACGTGTGGGACGACCTGCCGGAGCTCTCGCCGCCGCTGATCGGCGGGGTGCTCCGGCAGGGGCACAAGATGCTGCTGGCCGGCCCGTCGAAGGCCGGCAAGTCCTACGCGCTCATCGAGCTGTGCGTGGCGCTGGCCGAGGGCGTGCCCTGGATGGGCTTCCCGGTGGAGGCCCGCGGCCGGGTTCTCTACGTCAACCTGGAGCTCGACCGCGCGAGCTGCCTGCACCGCTTCCGCGACGTGTACCGGGCCATGGGGGCCGAGCCGGCCCACGTGGCCGACATCGACGTGTGGAACCTGCGCGGCAAGTCGAAGCCCATGGACGAGCTGGCGCCGGCGCTCATACGCCGCGCCCTCAGGACGCGGCCGATCTGCGTGGTGATCGACCCCATCTACAAGGTCATCACCGGCGACGAGAACTCGGCCGACCAGATGGCGGCCTTCTGCAACCAGTTCGACAAGGTGGCCGACGCGCTGGGCTGCGCGGTCGTGTACTGCCACCACCACAGCAAGGGCCTGCAGGGCGGCAAGCGGTCGATGGACCGCGCCAGCGGCTCGGGCGTGTTCGCGCGCGACCCGGACGCCCTGCTGGACATGATCGAGCTGCATCTGACCGACGAGTGCCGCGCCGCCGCCGAGGGGACGGCCGCCTGCCGCGCCTGCGCCGGGTTCCTGGACGCCGAGCCGCGCCTGGAGGGCTGGCGGGGGCTGGTGGCCCAGGACGACCAAGTGGCCGAGGCCAAGATGGTCGCGGCGGCCAAGGAGCTGTGCCGCCCGCTGGGACTCCAGGACGCGCTCCTCGCGGCCGTGCACGCCGCCAGGGAGCGGGCGCGGGCCATGACGGCCTGGCGGGTGGAGGGCACGCTGCGCGAGTTCCCGCGCTTCGAGCCGGCGAACCTGTGGTTCGAGCACCCGGCCCACGTGCGGGACGCCACGGGCGCGCTCTCCGACCTGTTCGCCGAGGGGGACACGAGCCCGGAGGCCCTGGCCGACGCGAAGGCGCGCGGCACGAGGGCCACCAAGGCGAGGGCCGCCAAGGGGCACGCCGCGAAGGTTGCCGCCATGCGGGAGGCCATCGACCGGTGCTCCCGCGAGGGCGTGAGGCCGACCCGCGAGGCGGTCGCCGAGCGCGTGGCGGAGGCTGTCGAGGCCGAGGGCGGCAAGATGCCAGCCACCGGCGTGAAGAACTGGACGACGGCGAAGGCCGAGTGGAGCCCGATACGCGCGAGGAGGGAGGACGACGGCGTGTGGGTGCTCTACGACACGGAGCTGGAGGCGGCGACGGAGGGCTGGGGCGAGAGCGGGGTGTAAGGGTGTAAGACCCAGCCTTTACACCTTGGGGTGTAGGAAACGGGGTGTAAAGGCTAATAGCCTTTATAGGGGGTAGGGGGTGTAAAGGCTATATCAAAGAATAGGGTTTACACCCTACACCCGGAGGGCGTAGTGCGGGGACGGGAGGCGCCAAGGGCGCGCCTCCCTTGTGTCGCGCAGGACTACACCCCGCACCGACACCCCCGCGGGTGAAACGGCCGCGGACGGAAAAGAGAGAGCTATTCGCGAGAAAGGACAATGAGGCTATGGGAAGGGCAAGCGCCGAAGGGCACAGCGGAGTCACTATGGCGATGGCGGCGAGGATGTACGTGGAGCACATGCGCTCGCTCAGGTTGCGCGAGGCCGCGGTCGCCATGGAGCTGGAGGCCGCCAGGAGCGGCGCGGTGAGGGCCCAGGCGCTCACCCAGTCCTCGGGCGGCGGCCCGGAGCGCGGCGACGACGCGGTGTTCTCGCTCGTGGCCAGGACAGCCGAGCTGCAGGCCGAGTGGGAGGCCGACGCCGCCGAGCTGGCCTCCGAGTCGGCCGAGTTCAGGCGGTGCCTGGCCGAGGTGCCCGACCCGGCCTACCGGCTGGCTCTGGCGGCAAGGGCCAACGGGCGCACATGGGAGGAGGTCGCCGCCGAGCTGCACGTGAGCGAGAGGAGCGCCTACCGCGTGGGCGAGTTCGCCTACGTCGCCCTGTGGTCGGTGATGCCGGAGCAGTGGAGGCGCCTGGCTTTCCCCGACTGCCGCCCCGCCGGCGTTGACTGGGCGTGAGGGAAATTTCGCCGTCCCGTAAAGTTGGCAGTCCGTGTCAGGTGAAAACGCGCTATTGTGTATCCGGGTCATTTCGCGGGAACGCGAAGACGGAGCAGACGATTCCTTGCCCTCCTTGCAGAGAGGCCGTCCAACGCATTTGGGCGGCCTCTCTGCGTTTCCGGGGGCGGAGGGGAGGCGGCAGTGGTCACGCGAGAGTACATGGGGGCGTCCGCCCTGAGGGCATGGCGCAGGAAGCGCACCCTCCCGGCCTGGGCCATGCTGAAGGCCCTGGGCATCCCCGCGGAGTACCCTGCGGGCCGCCTGTGGGCGGCCGTTCCGGCCGAGCGCTACGACGGTCTGGCCGAGTGCCGGGCCAACCGCGAGAGCCCCATGGACGGGCGCTGGCTGTGAGCCGCGGGCCGAACCCGCGCAAGGCCAACGGGTCGGCGCGGCGCAAGCTGCGCGACGCGGTGCGGGCCGAGGGCCTGCCCTGCGCCCTGTGCGGGATGCCCATCGACTACTCGCTGCCGGCGGGCGACCCGATGAGCTACGAGCTGGACGAGATCGTGCCCGTCTCCAAGGGCGGCAGCCCGTTCGAGCGGGCCAACGTGCAGCCGGCTCATAGGATCTGCAACCAGCGAAAAGGGAACAAGACGGCTCCTAAGCCCCCAGATTCGCGGCCGAACGACGAAACGGAGAAGTTCCCGCCATCGCGCGAGTGGGGAGCGCAGCGGCCGCGAGAGCGGCCCTAGACGGCGTGGAAGGGGAAGGGGGGGGATGCCCTCCCCGGCGCCCGCCAGGCCCTCCCGGGCGGCAAGGGCTTTTTTCTCTCCTGGATCCTTTTTTGATGCGATGCGCGGCACGCGATGCGGACGGAGGAGGTGCGGCGGGACATGGCAGACGAGAAGGACATCTATATCGCCGAGCACTACGGCCGCATGACCACCCGCGAGATCGCGGAGGCCATCGGCATCAACCAGTCGAACGTGTCCAGGCGGGCGAAGAAGCTGGGGCTGTCGGCGCCGAGAAAGCCTCGTCGCGGCCGCAGGGAGAGGAGCCCGGCGCGCATCGAGGGTCCGCCGGCGCAGCTCCTGGACTCGCCGCGGGATGAATGGCTGAAGCGAATGTACGAGGCCCGGGACATCCTGCTCTCGGAGCTTCGCGACGCGGAGGGGTCGTCCGTGGCGAGGATCGCCAAGGAGTATCGCGAGCTCTGCGTCGCGATAAGGCGCGAGGAGGAGGCTGGGCCTCATGGCGATGATGGATCCGGCGGCCTCGCCGACATCGTGGCGCTGTTCGGGAAAGCGGCGGGGATGCCAGGAGCCGACCTGGAGGGCGGCGGAGTCCTATAGCTCGACCCTCGGCCCCCAGGTGGCCGCCCTCGGCAGCGCCGTCGGCGTCGATCTGTTCCCGTGGCAGCGCGCGGTCATGAACGACTGGATGGCCGTCACCGAGGACTTCCGCTACGTCCACCGCCGCTGCGGCCTGGAGGTGCCGCGCCAGAACGGCAAGACGGCCCTCGTCGAGACCCGCATCCTGGCAGGGGTGGCGGCCATGGGCGAGACGATCCTGTACACCGCCCACGACTACTCGACGGTCACGAAGCTCTTCGATCGCCTCAAGGAGTTCTTCGGCGAGAGAGCCGGGGATCCCGACGCCCAGCACCCCGAGCTGAACGCCCTCGTGCGCTCGGTGCGCAAGGGCACCGGCAAGGAGGCGATCTTCTTCAAGAACGGCTCGGCTGTATACCTGTCAACGCGCACAAAGTCTGCCAAGCGCGGCTACACCGTGGACGTGGTCATATACGACGAGGCCCAGGCGCTCACCGACGAGCACCAGAAAGCCATCGCATCGACCGCCACCACCTCGCGCCGCCCGCAGTTCATCTTCCTCGGCACGCCGCCGGGGCCGGAGTACCCGAACAGCACCTTCGCCGACATGAGGGCCAAGGCTCGCGCGGGAGGGGCGACCGAGGCCCTGTCGTGGTCGGAGTGGAGCGCCGACGAGGTCGGCGACGTGTCCGATAGAGAGCGCTGGTGGCGCCTGAACCCCACCATGGGATACCTCATCGACGAGAGCACCATCCTCGACCTGCGGAACATGTTCAAGGAGGACCTTTCCTTCGCTCAGGAATGCCTCGGCTACTGGCTGCCGTCGGGCCGCGCCGTGGAGCGCGTCATCCCGGAGGCTGCCTGGGAGGCGGCGCGGCGGGAGCCGCCCGAGCCCGAGCCGGCCGACGTGGAGTGCCTGGCCGTGAAGTTCTCGCCCGACGGCTCGGCCGGCGCGGTGGCGGCCGCCGTGCGCCGCGCCGACGGGTCGGTGTTCGCGGAGATCCCCGGCGACTGGGCTGTGTTCGACGCGACTGAGGGAATTCCGGCGGCCGCGTCCTGGCTCGCCGCGAGGGGCCGAACCGCCGCCCAGATCGTCGTGGACGGAAAGGCGCACTCCGTCGACATGGCCGACCGCCTGAGGACAGCCCGCGTGCCCGGGCCGTGCATCGTGGAGCCGGCCCCCGGCGATGTCGCGGCGGCGTGCTCGATGCTCGTCGCCGGCATCGCCGAGGGGACGGTTGCCCACGGCGGCCAGCCCGGCCTCGACGCCGTGGTGGCGCTCGCCGAGAAGCGCCCCATCGGCGCCGCCGGGGGCTTCGGCTTCCGCTGCGAGGGCGACCCGGCCGCCGAGGTCGCGTGCGAGGCGCTGGCGCTGGCCGCCTGGGCGGCCCGCACCACCAAGAGGAACCCGAGAAGGAAAGCGAGGGTGGGCTGACGTGGAGACGCTCCCGAACATCGCCGACGCGGCGGGCCTGAGGGCCGCCGACAGGGCGGCGCTGATCGACCTTCTGGACGTGGCCCGGGCCAGGGCCGCGCGCAACGCGCTGCGCACCGCCTACTACGACGAGGAGGTGGAGCCGCCCGACATCGGCGTGTCCAACGTGCCCGAGGGCGTGGGCGCCCACGTGCCGAGCGGATGGCCGCGCAAGGCGGTCACGGCCGTGGCCGAGCGCAGCCGCTTCGACGGCTTCGTGTTCGCCGACGGCGAGGGGGATCCCTCCCTCGACCGCGTGGTGCGCGACAACGCGCTCGTGGACGCCTACCGCCGCCACGCGCCCAGCGAGCTGAAGCACGGCTGCATGTTCGCGACCGTCGGGCGGTGCGCCGGGCGGGCCATCGTGCGCTTCCACACCGCCGAGCAGGCCTCGGGGCTGTGGGACGAGGGCGCGGGCCGCCTGGGCGCGGGCCTGGTGGTCGCCGACCGCCGGCGCACGGCCTGGTCCCGCACGAGGCCGCAGCCCGTGCGCGCGAACCTGCACATGCCCGGCTACGTCGTGGCCCTGGATCGGGTGAGCCAGGTGCGCTGGCGCGCCGAGTACCTGCCGCTGCCCATCGACCGCCCCATGATGGAGGCGTTCGCGTTCCGGGCGGACGGAGGGCGCCCCTTCGGCGCCTCGCGCATCACGCGCTCGGTCATGGCCATCGCCGACGAGGCCATGCGCCTGTTCCGCTACCTGTCGGTGGCGGCGGCCTTCTACTCGGTGCCGATGAGGGCGTTTTTGGGCCTCACCGAGGAGCAGTTCGACGCCATGAGCGGCGACAAGTGGCGCTGGCTCATGAACTCGGTGTTCCTGGCCGAGCGCGGCGGCAACGGCGAGGTGCCCCAGGCGGTGCAGCTGGCGGCCGCGAGCCCCCAGCCGCTCGTGGAGCAGTTCCGCATCTACGCCCAGCAGTTCTCCGCCGAGACCGGCGTGCCGCTGAACTCGCTCGGCGTGACGACCGAGAACCCGTCGAGCGCCCAGGCCATCGCGGCCGCCCGCGAGGACATCTGCATCGCCGCCGACGACCTGAACACGTCGAACAAGGTCGCCCTGCGCAACGTGGCCCTCATGGCCATGTGCGTGGAGGGCGACTGCCCCGTGGAGGGGCTGACCGAGCGCCAGCTGTCCGTGGGGGCGCACTTCCGCGACCCGTCGATGCCCTCGGTGGTGTCCCAGACCGACGCGGCCACGAAGCTGGCGGCGGCGTGCCCGGGCTTCGCCGACACCGACGTGTTCTGGGAGATGTGCGGGTTCTCCCAGGAGGACATCGCGCGCATCCAGTCGCAGAAGAGCCAGAGCGCGGGCCTCGCGGCCCTGCGCGAGAGGAGGGCCGCCGCCGATGGCGCAGGTAACCAGGGACAGGCTGCGGGTCTACGGCGAGGAGATAGCGGCGGCGGTGGAGGCGGCGGCCTCTGAGTTCGGCCCCGAGATGCTGGAGCTGGTGGCGCTGTTCCGCGCGGCCGCCGACGAGGAGGAGCGGGCCGTGTGGCGCTCGGCGCTGGCCGACGCCTATCGGGCTGCCGCCGCCGACGGCCAGGAGGTGTGCGCCGCCCTGGCCGACGAGCTGTGGCGCGAGGCCGCCCTGGCCGAGGGCATCGAGCGCAAGGCGCCCGCGGCCCACGGGGCCATGGGCCGCGACGAGGCGATGGCCCGCGTCCGCTCGGTCGCGGCCTGCCTGTTCGAGCGCGGGTGGGACGACGCCAAGGTGCTCAGCAGCCTGCAGGCGACGCTGAGGGCCTCCGTGGAGGCCGCGCCGAACGCCGCCATGGCCGAGAACATCGCCAGGGCATCGGCGCTCCAGGCGTCGCTGCGCTACGCGCGCGTGCCGTCCGACGCGGAGGCCTGCGGGTTCTGCTTCATGATCGCCTCGCTGGGCTTCGCCTACAGGGCGCAGGGCGAGAGCCCCGACCACCCCAACCACCCGAGCTGCCGGTGCCGCGTGGTGCCGGGCTTCGAGGGCCAGACGTCCGTGGAGGGCTTCGACTTCGACGCCATGCGCGGGCGCTGGGGGCAGTGCGAGGCGGCGGTGGCCCACGGCGACGCCTGGGAGCGGGCCTCGGACGCGGAGCGCCGGAAGCTGGTGCAGGCCGAGTGCGAGACCCGCGACCCCGACTGGCTGTGGTTCGGCAAGGTGCCGGAGGTCGTCTATGAAAAGCCCCGCAAGCGCATGGAGCCCAAAGAGCGGAAAGCCGTAGATGCTCTTGCCAGACACGGCTTCCAGGTTGTTGCAAAGGACGAGGATCTGACGGCCCCCGCAAATATCGATTTCCTCATAGGGGGCGATCTCTGGGAGCTGAAGAGCCCGGGCGGAGGAAAGCATGCGGTCGAGGATCGCGTTCGGGACGCCGCGAAAAAGTGGCGGAAGCTGAACCTCCGAGATCCGCTGGTCGTTCTGAGCAACAGCGAGAGCAGGCGTCCAGACGATGAAGTTATGGCGGAGTTTTTCAGGAGGCTTGCGCAGTACGGATGTGCCGAGGGCTTGTTCATATCGGCTGACGGAGGCGTCATAAGCCGATGGAAGCACAACTAAAGGCGGCCCTGGCCTTCCAACTGGCTGGATGGCTGTACCGCCTTTAGCTGTAAATTTACGCTTGGATTATACCACGGAATCAATCTCTCGAACATAAGAAAGCCGAAGGCGATCTCCGTCACAGCAGAGGACCTATCGGCTTTCACAGTTCGATCATACCACGGAATCAGGCTCCCGAACGGGGGCTTTTTTCATGCCCGGAGACGGGTATTTGATCAATCGCCCCGCACGGGGCGGCAACACCGATGCCCCGGAACGGGGCGCTGAGAGGAGGCCTTTCCATGGCAGGAGAGGACAGCGGGGCCGTCGGGCCCGAGCAGGAGGCGGCGGCCGATCCCCGGGCGGACGGCGGCGCGCAGGACGAGCCCCGAGGGGCCGACCCGGAGGCCGAGCCCGATCCGGAGCCCGAGGCCGACCAGACCGACTGGAAGGCTCGCAGCCGCCAGTGGGAGAGCCGCGCCAAGGCCCACAAGGCCAAGGCCGACGAGAAGGACGCCGAGATCGCGAGCCTGAAGGCCCAGATCGCCCGAACGGGCGCCGTGGCCGAGGTGGCCCGCGAGAAGGGCGTGGACGCGGGGCTGCTCGCCCGCATGGCCGGCGACACCCCCGAGGAGATCGCCGAGAACGCCGACGCGCTCCTGGCCTTCGCCAAGGGGCCGGCGTTTCCCGACGTGCCCGATGCCGGCGGCGCCGGCGCGGCCCCGGTGACCGTGGAGGACATCGAGGCCATCAAGGACCCGGCGGAGCGCGTGCGCGCCCGCCGCGACAACATCGCCCTGTACCGATAGGGCGCGAGAGAAAGGACTGCCAATGGCAGAGATCGCCAACACCACCAAGGCGGCCGACACCGTCAAGGCCCTCGACATCGAGGCCGTCACCTCCTACAAGCAGGACCACGACCGCCTGATGGAGATCCTGGGCATCGTGGGCACCGAGACCGTGCCGGCCGGCGCGGCGCTGTTCCGCTACGTCGTCTCCGGCGAGCTGTCCGCCGAGGAGGTGGCCGAGGGCGACGAGACGCCGCTGTCCAAGTTCAAGACCGAGCGCATCCCGGCGGCCGTGGCGGACCCGCGCCCGTTCCGCCGCCTCATCACGGGCCAGTCCATCCTGCGCGGCGGCTTCGAGAACTCGGTGCTGCGCGGCGACCGCAAGATGCTCACCGCCATGCGCAACCTCGTGGTGGCCGACTTCTTCTCCTTCCTGAGCAAGGGCACGCTGACCGCCCAGGGCAAGCACCTGCCCGGCGCGCTCGTCCAGGCCGACTGCGCCCTGCGCGACGAGCTGGAGAGCAAGGACGACACCACGGAGGGCATCTTCCACTTCGTGTGCCGCAAAGACATCGCCGACTACCTGGAGGACGCGGCCATCACCACCCAGACCGTCTACGGCATGGAGTACGTGAAGGACTTCCTCGGCGTGCAGCACATCTTCGTCACCTCCAAGGTGCCCCAGGGCACGGTGTACGCCACCTCAGCGGAGAACATCCACGTCTACGGCATCGACTTCGCCACGCTGCAGGACGCGGGGCTCGCCTACGAGGTGGACGACTGCGGCCTGATCGGCGTGAGCCACCAGCCCAACTACGCCCGCACCTCCTGCGAGGTGAACGCGCTTCTGGGCGAGACCATGACCGCCGAGGTGTCCAACTACATCGTGAAGGCGACCATCGGCGGAGCCTCCGGCGCCGTGCCGGCCGCCGCGGAGCCCCGCGCCGCCGACGAGCCAGCGCCGGAGAAGGTGGACTCAAAGTCCAACAAGGCCGAGCTGACCGCCTACGCCGAGGCCAGCGGCATCGACGTGTCCGGGTGCGGCACCAACGCCGAGATCCTGGAGGCCATCCGCGCGGCCGAGGCCGGGGACGGCGCTGATCCCGAGGGCGGGGAGTAGCCGTGGAGCCCTTCGCGACGGTCGGTGACCTCGCGGCGGGCTGGCGCGAGCTGGGCGAGGCGGAGAAGGCCCGGGCGCAGGTGCTGCTCGCCCGGGCCTCCACGGCCATCCGCGCGGCCATGCGCAGCGCGCGGGTTGAGATCGACCCGGCCGACGAGCTGCAGGCCGCGTCCCTGGCGGACGTGGCCTGCTCCATGGCCCGCCGGCACATGGCGCTGGGCGACTCCATGGTGGGCGTGACCCAGCGCACCCAGACCGCCGACGGCTTCCAGGCGAGCGTTACCACGAGCGCGGCGGTGGCCGACGGCGTGATGCAGCTCACCCAGGCCGAGCGCGAGCAGCTCGGCATCTTCTCGCGCCGCCCGGCCAGGGCGGCCATGGCGCAGATGGGAGGCCCCCGTGGATGACGACCTGCTGGCGGCCTTCGGCGAGACGGTCGCGCTCCTGGAGCGCGCCGAGGCCGGCCGCGACGCCATGAACCAGCCCGTGTGGGAGGAGCGCCCGGTGGAGGTCCCCGGCGTGCTCGTGAACTTCGGGGCCTCGGCCCTGGGCGACGCCGCGCGGCCGGCCGGGCAGCGCACCGACGCGGTGCTGTGCTTCCCGGTCGGTTTCGACCGCGACGTGCGCGGCACGGACGCGCTCGTTCGCGGCGAGCGCTACCGCATCGAGTGGCAGCGCCCCGCGCCCAGTGTGAGCGTGGTTCCCTACGGGGTCACGGCCGGGGCGGTGAGAATCGATGGCTGACGGCGGGTTCCTGTGCACGGGCTGCCGCGTGGTGCCCGCGGGGGCCAACGCCTTCCGAAACGCCCCGGAGGTGCAGGCGGCCGTGCTCGCCCGCGCCCAGCGCATCGCGTCGGCCTGCGGGCGGGCCTCGGGCGAGGCCTACTACGCCGACGTGCAGGCCGGCCCCCAGCGATGCCGGGCCGTCGTGCACCCCGGCTCCTCGGCCGCGTGCCGCGACAACGCGCGGAACAACACGGTCCTGCGCAGCATCGACGCGGGGAGGGGGTGAGGGGCGTGGACATCGAGCCGCACCTGATCGGCTTTTTGAACGCCCAGGCGCTGGGGGCGCAGGCCCTTCCCGAGGTGCCGGAGGAGCGCCCCGACCAGCTCCTCACCGTGGAGCGCACCGGTGGCGCCGGCGACTTCCGCATGGACCGGCCGACCGTGGCCGTGCAGGCCTGGGCTCCGACCCTGGTCGAGGCCCAGGCCCTCATGGCCGCCGCCGACCGCGCCATCCAGGCGCGGCTGGCCGACGGGCGCCCGGTCACATCGTGCAGGCGCATCGGATTCGCGCGGTTCCCCGCCGAGGGGAGCCCGCGCTACCAGGCGGTCTACTCCCTGACCGCGTACGAGACGGACTAGCCCGCGGAAGCGGGGGAAAGGCGGATGCCCCATGGCAGCTACCGGATCCAACAACAACGACAACGTATACGCGGCGAAGCCGAGGGTCGGCGGCGCGGTGTTCACGGCGCCTCTGGGCACGCCCGTGCCGACCGATGCCGTGGGCGAGCTGGCCGAGGCGTTCACCTGCGTCGGCTACATCTCCGCCGACGGCTTCGCCACCAGCAACACGCGAAAGAGCGAGACCAAGCAGGCCTGGGGCGGCGACACCGTGGGCAGCTCCCAGTCGGAGTACGCCGACACGGCCACGCTGGAGATGCTGGAGACCACGGCGGCCAACCTGCGCCTGGTCTACGGCGACGACAACGTGATCGAGGACGGCAGGGGCGGCTGGCGCGTGCGCCACAACTCCAAGGAGCTGGAGAGCCACGTGTGGGTGGTCGAGCAGCTCCTGGGCGCCGACAAGGTGATGCGCACGGTCATCGACAAGGCCCAGGTCTCCGAGATCGAGGAGGTCAAGCGCAACAACGAGGACTTCATGAGCTACAAGGTCACGCTCGCGATGTTCTCCAACCTGGATGGCGACACCTACAACGACTATGTGGCCGTGGTGGCGCCCCCGGAGCCCTCCGAGCCGGGCGGCGACGACCCCGAGGGGCCGACCGGCCCCGACGGGGGCGGCCAGCCGTCCGCCCCCGGCGGCGACGGCGAGCCCGTCGCGCCCAAGGCCCTCGACGATATGACGGTGGAGGAGCTGAGGGCCTACGCGGCCGAGCGATCCATCGATTTGACCGGCCTCGCCCTGAAGGCCGACATCCTGGCCGCCATCAAGGCGGCCGAGGGCCAGCAGGAAGGCGGCGATGAGTAGTGGCGAAGAAGGAAAAGGCGAAGGGCTGCCCGGTCCCCACCGACCCCGCCGAGGTGGCCGCGGCGCTGCCCGAGGGGTGGCGCGACGACCTGGAGCTGTTCGAGCAGATCTGCGCCATGGACGCCGGCGACCCGTCGGCGCTTCCCCCGGTGATGGGGAAGCTGGCCGGCGAGGAGGGCGCCCGCGCCGTGCGAGAGTCCCTGCGCGACGGGCGGGGCGTCATCCCCATCTCGGCGGCGCGCCTGTGGGTGCTGCGCGTCATCGAGGCGGCGAACGCAAAAAACTCCTGACGCTCGGCCGCCTGATGCGCGCGCGGCCGGCCGAGCTGCGGGCCGACCTGCGCCAGTTCTACGGGGTCGGCCTGGGGGAGTTGGGCCGGTCGCTGCCCGTGTCTGAGGCGGCCGACCTGGCCGCGTGCCTGCCCGCCGGGTCGCGCTGCGCGACCCCGGAGGGCCAGCCGTGGGGCTGGGACGACACGCGGTGGCTGCTGGCCCGCATCGAGCACGGCCTGCGGGTGCTCGCGTGGCACAACACCGAGGACGGCCGCGAGGGCAGAAACGCCCCGCGCTTGATCGCGCCCGGCCCCGAGCCGCCCGGCGACGGGGCGGGGGTGACGCGCGACGAGCTGGAGGAGAAGCTGAAGAGGAAGAGGGGGTAGCCCGTGGCCGAATCGGAGGTGCTCGCCAGCGCGAGCGTCGAGATCCACCCGTACCTGTCGCCCGCGTTCTCCGCCCAGCTCATGGCGCAGATGAACGGCGCGGGCATGTCCTCGGCCGGCCGCCGCGCCGGCGAGGGCTTCCTGGCCGGCATGGCGGGCGCGCTCAAGGGCGGCGGCGCGGCCATGACCTCGGCCGGCAACCTGCTGACGGCCAAGATCACCGCGCCGGCGCTGGCGGCGGGCGCGGCCGTGGGCGGCATCTTCCTCGCCAAGGGCTGGGAGCGCCTGACGGCCATCGACACCGCCGAGAGCAAGCTGAAGGGCCTGGGCTACTCGGCCGAGAGCATCGAGGGCATCATGGGCTCGGCCCTGGCCTCGGTGAAGGGCACCGCCTACGGCCTGGGCGACGCGGCCGGGGCCGCCGTGTCGGCGCTGGCGGCCGGCGTGGCCGAGGGCGACGACCTCACCCGCGTGCTCGCCACCATCGGCGACACCGCGACCATCGCCGGCGGCGACTACCAGGGCGTGGCCTCGGTGTTCAACAAGGTCATGTCGAAGGGCAAGATGCAGGCCGACGAGATGCTGCAGCTGTCGGAGCGCGGCGTGCCCGTGCTGCAGACGCTCGCCGACTACCTCGGCAAGACGGCCGAGGAGGTCACCGAGATGACCTCCGCCGGCGAGATCGACTTCGCCACCTTCGAGGCGGCCATGCGCGGCGCCTTCGGAGGCGCGGCCCTGGCGTCGGGCGAGTCCATGACCGGCACCATCGACAACCTGTGGGCCGCCGTGGGCCGCGTGGGCGCGGCCTTCCTCGACACGGGCGACGACGGCGAGGGCTTCTTCGGCCGCCTGAAGCCGCTGCTCGGCGAGGCGACCGAGGGCATCGACGGCTTCTGCGACATCGCCTCGGAGGGCGGCGCCATGCTGGCCGACGGCCTGGTGGAGGGCGTGGAGGCCGTAAGGGAGCTCTCCGAGACGGCGCAGGAGATGTGGGGCAACCTCTCGCCCGAGCAGCAGGGCCAGCTGAAGGCGCTCGCCGGCATCGCGCTGGCGGCGGGGCCGGCCCTGAAGGTCGTGGGGCCGCTGGCCTCGGGCGTCGGGGGCGTGTTCGGGGCCATGCGCTCCGGCGTCGGGGCCGTGCGATCGTTCCAGGGGCAGATGGCGGTGATGGCGACGGCCGCGAGGAACGGCAAGGGGGCCATGACGGGCCTCCCCGCGGCCATCGGCGGCATCGCCAGCGGCAGCAGGGCGGCCTCGACCATGGTGTTGGGGCTTTCCAAGACCCTCTCCTTCGCCGCCGGCGCGGTGCCCCTCCTCGCGGCGGGGTTCGCGGCCTTCGAGGTGGGCAGCTTCGTCTACGGGCTGTGGTACGCCCAGACCGAGGCCGGCAAGCTGGAGTCCAAGATGGGCGAGCTGGCCCAGGGCCACCGGTCCATGGTGGACGCCTTCAGCGAGGGGGCGTCGCGGGTGTCCTCCGACGGCCTTTTGGGCGAGTCGGGGCGCACGGTGGAGCAGCTGGCCGCCACGGTGGACGAGGGCGAGGCGGCCATCGTCGAGATCATCCGCGGGGCCAACGAGGAGAAGCGCGCCCTGCGCCAGGAGGAGATCGACGCCATCAACGGGCACAACGAGGCCATCGCCGCGGCCTACGGCGAGCAGGCCGCGGCCCACGTGGCGGCCCTGCAGAGCGAGGCCCAGGTTGCGCCCGAGGTCATGCGGGGCATGAGCGCCGAGGAGGTGGCCGCCTGGGTGGGCGGCATCAAGGAGCGCGGCGACCAGGCGCTGGCCATGGAGGAGGAGAACTTCGCGAGGCAGCGCGACCAGCTCGCGGCGCAGCACGCCCAGGGCATCACCGACGAGCAGCAGTACTCGGCGGCGCTCCTCGCGGCGAAGGCCGAGCACGGGCAGCGGGTTGAGGAGATCGAGGCCGCCATCGGGCAGGCCCAGTCGGCCGGCGCGCTGCAGACCGCCGCCAACGCCTCCGAGGTGGTTGCCGCCTACGGGCGCATGACCCAGGGTCTGGGGGAGTTCCGTGAGATGCAGCTGACGGCCGACGGCCACGTGGTGTACTCGAACCAGGTGCTGCGCGACAACGCGCACATCACCAAGCAGCAGTTCCTCGAGGCATGGGCCGCCATGCCCGAGGGGGCCGCCCAGGCGGCCGCGGGCATCCTGGAGGCGGCCGGGCAGGCCGCCGCGGCCGAGGGGCAGCTGGACGCCTCCACGCGCTCGGCGGTCGAGGCCATCCTGATCAACTTCGACGGCCTGAAGGGCGGCGCGGCCGACGTCGGCAGGGACGCGCTCCTGGAGATGGTGAACTCCCTGGGCGATCCCTCGGCCGTGACCGGGGGCCTGAACCTGGCCGAGGCGAGCTGCCAGGAGATCGTGGACGCCATCCGCGCGAACCTCGACCTGGAGACCCCGACCCGGGAATCGGTGGAGAGGTACGTGGCGTCCATCGAGGCCGGCGGCCCGATGGCGGCCGGCGCGGCCGAGGAGATGGCGATCCAGGCCACGGCGCCCATGCTGGACGTGCCCGAGGCGTTCGCGTCCTCCGGCGAGATGGCGGGCCTGGGGTTCGTTGGCGGCATGGAGAAGTACATATCGGAGGCCGCGGCGATGGCCTTCCGTATGGCCCAGGCGGCGAAGAACTCCCTGAACGCGGGCCTGGAGGTCCACTCGCCGTCGAGGGCCACCCGCAGGACGGGCCGGTTCTTCGTGGAGGGCTTCGCCGGCGGCATCGACGACTACGCCCCCATGGCCGCGAGGTCTGCGGCCTCTCTGGCGGCAACGTCGGCCGCCGCGCTCTCGGCCCCCGCTCCGGCGGCGCCGGTGCCCGCGGCGAGCGCCGCGGGCGCGCTCGCGGGCGACGAGGCCGTGGCGTGCCTGCGCTTCCTGGCCGACAACCTGTACTCGGCCCTCAGCGTGAGCCTGGACGGGCGGGCCGTCTCCCGCAGCGTGGACGAGAGGCAGGGCCGCCTGGCGGCCCTGCGCGCGAGGAAGGGGGCTTAAGTGGACTTTCCCGAGCTCGACTTCACCTTCGACGGCGTGAGGGCCACCGATTTGGGCCTCGTCGCCTCGAAGAGCGTGAACCTGCACCCGGCGGCGCCGAACGTCACGTGGGCCACCCCCGACTACGGCGAGCCGGTGGACACTTCCCGCTTCGTGGCGGGGCGCATGACCTACGGCCTGGTGGACGACGAGTACGCCGACTTCTGGGTCATGGCCGACGATTTCGAGGGGCGCCAGGCGGCGTGGCGATGGCTCGTGGCCAACGTGCACGGCGCCGACGCGGCCATGACCTGCTCGCTGTTCACCGCCGACGACGGCCGCGCCTTGGAGTGGTACGGCACGTGCTCGGTGGAGGACGTGTCCGCCGACCCGGGGACGCTGGAGAAGGTCAGGGTGTCCTGGCAGCGGCGGCCGTACCGCCGCATGCCCGACGGGACGCACACGGAGGAGCTCGCCGCCGAGTGGCCCATCGACGTTGGGGCCGCCACCTTCGAGGCCGCCGACGGCCGCGCGGTGACCTCGGCCGCCGCGATGCTGGGCGAGCTGTGGGTCACGTGCCCGGACGGCACCCTGTGGTCCACCGCGGACGGCCTCGTTCTCGTGCGGCAGGCGGCCGAGCCCATGGGGCCGGGCGTGCGGATCGCCGCCGACGGCGGGCTGGCCGTGCTGTGGTCGGAGCTGGGCGCGTGGTGGAGCCGGGACATGGCCGAGTGGCGCGAGGCGGAGGGGCTGCCCGTCCCCCTGGAGTCGGCCGCCGTGGTCGACGGCGTGGCGGCGTTCGCGGGGCCTGGCGGCCTGGCGGCTACCCGCGACTTCGAGCACTGGGCGCGGGCCGTAGACCTGCCCGCGGAGGGGGTCTCGGCGACCTGCCGCGCGCCGGGCGCGCGGCTGTTCGCGTGCCCGGGCAGCGGGGGCACGCTCGTGCTCGCCACCCGGGACGCGGGCCGCTCCTTCGCCGAGTCGGCGCTGCCCGTGGCGGTGGAGTCGATGTGCGCCGCGGGCGGCGCGGTCGTGGCCGTCGGGGAGGGACGCAGCTTCGTCACCTTCGACATGGCGACGTGGGCCGAGGGCTCGTCCGTGGGTGACGCGCGCGCCGTGGTGGGGCTGGGCGACCGCGCCGTGGCCGTCGGCTCCACCTTCGCCGTCTCGTCGCCGGCCGACGGAGAGGGCGCCCATATGCCCATCGAGCGCACGGCGGTGCTCTCTGTGGACACCGACATGTGCTCCGAGGTGTCGGTCGAGGGCAACTACGCGATGAGCGCGACCTACCGCGGCGAGACCGCGGAGCTGCCTCCTGGCGCCGCTGTGCTGCCCTGGCCGCTCGGCCACGGGCGTCACGAGATCCTGCTGCGCGTGCCATACCAGCCCGCCGTGTGGTCACCCCTCGCAGACGAGCCGGCCGACTTTCCGTCTGGGGCCTGGTGGCGCTACCGCGCCATGGGCGAGCAGCCGGAGGGGTGGGAGGCCTTCGCCCGGCCCCCGGCGGGATGCGAGTGGCGCGTCCTGCAGGAGGGCGGGCTGGTGTGCTGCTCCGACCTGGTGGCGCTGCCTCCCTGGGGGACGTTTTCCGCCTTCGAGCCCTCGGATGAGCTGGAGCCCGTGCCGAACGGCGCCCGGCCCCCGTTTGCGCCCGGGCTCTTCTGGGAGCGGCAGTCGCGAGTCCGCGTCGCGTTTAGGTGGGAGAGGGGGTGCCTGTAGTGTTCACCCAGGACTTCGGAGACTACCTGCACGGCGGCGAGGAGCCGGTGTACCACCCGCTCATGCGCCTGCGCCAGGTGTACGGCATGGCCCTCGACTGGAACATCTCGGGCACGGCCGGACAGCTCGTGGAGACGGTCAACCCCGAGAACCCCGCCTTCGACCTTCTGCGGCTGAACGACCCGGAGTCTTTTCTGCAGTGCAAGCGCGACGGCCGGGTGTTCTGGCGCGGGGTGATCGTGGACGAGTCTTTCGACGGGCGCGACGGTTTGGACGGCCGCAAGCAGATCACGGCCGTGGGCGAGCTGTCGCTCCTGGCGGACGTGCCGTGCCCGGCCTACTCGGTGGCGCTGGACTCGCGCCCGGGGGCGAGCGCCTGCCGCCAGTACGTGGAGTTCCTGCTGTCCGCCGCAAACGGGTGGTGGGCCTCAATGGGGCGCGCCAACTGGCGCATCCGCTGCGGCATCGTGGACGACTTCGGGGTGGCGTCGGTGCGCGCGGCCTCGGACGGCCAGGCCGACGACGCCACCGTGCTCGCCGAGCTGCGCGGCTACTTCGTGGAGTCGCCCGACCCTGCCCGCACGGCGCTGGGCGCCCGCATGCGCCTGCGCTACGAGGACGACGGCGTGTACCTGGACGTGTGCTCGCCCGGCAACGCGGAGGCCTTCCCCGAGTCGAACCAGCCTGCGGTGCTCGGGCTGAACGTCATGTCGGAGGGGTTCTCCTTCGCCCGCTCGGCCGTGGACCAGTCCCCGTGCGTCGAGCCCCTCGGCGCCCCTCTGTCGGAGACGCCCTACCAGGGCCGGCTCTTCACGGCCTACTCGCAGCTGGCCGCGCGCCCGGCCGACTGGGACGAGTCCTGGGCCTCCTACTCGGTGCGGCGCATGTTCGAGCCCCTGACGGGCAGGCCCGCCGACTGGGCCATCGAGGACGGGTACCGCGACGGCGAGCCGGTGGGATGGCGGCGGTACTGGGGCATGCGGCTCACCGACGCCCGGCCCGACGGCCCCTGCTGCGCCAGGATCGGCGACATGTGGGCGCAGTTCCGGCGCCTGGACGATCCCGTGTGGGGGCTCAGCTCGGCGCCGGACTTCATCGCCGAGACCGACCCCGCGTCGAGGCTGCCCGACGGCCGGCGCGCGGCGGTGTTCTGGAAGGCGCTCGCGGCCGATCCCGCCGACCCCGCTGCCGACGAGGGGTCCCAGTTCCAGAGCGTCCCCGGAGACGCCTGGACGCCCATCCTGCGCAGGCCGGCCGATTGGGACGCGTCGTACTCCTCCTACTCGCTGGGGGTGGTCGACGCCGGCGGCGCGCTGCGGCCGGGCCACGTGTGCCGGGCCGTGTGCCCCGCGGTGCCCGAGGGCGCCGCGGACGCCTCGGGCGTGCTGCGGCCCGGGGCCGAGGTGGGCTGGACCGCCTATTCCTACATCGTCCGCAACCCCGTGGAGCCGGCCCGCGAGGCGCTCACCCGCGCGAACTTCCAGCGGCTGACGGGGCGCCCCCTCACCTACTGGTTCAACGGCGCCGAGTACTCCAGTTGGGACACGGGGGTCGATCCGGTGTGGAAGAGGTGCGTCGAGCCGGCGAGCACGGCGCACGACCCCGTCCACGGGACCTCGTGGACGGGGTCGTGGCGCTCGGTCTCCGAGGTGCACGAGCGCCTGGGCGCCGCGCCGGACGACTGGGACACGGCCTGGGCCTCGTACTTCACCGACCAGGGTGGCCGCGACGCGAACCTGCTCCCGGACCCCGCGATGTGCCCCACCGCCCCGTACTTCCCCGTGCCGGGTTACGTGCGGCAGGGCTGGAAGCCGGAAAACTGGGACAGCTGGTGGAGCTGGGAGAACGAGCGCTGGAAGCTGAACCACGGCTCCTACTCCGATTACAGCGTGTTCGTGGCGCCCTTGGGCGAGTACCGCGGCATCGACGCGTGGCAGCCGCTCGCCGCCAGGCCCTCAGACTACGACCGGGACAACTTCGACGACATCAAGTCAACCTATGCCGTGCGGCGTGGCGGCAAGTTTGTCACGCTCTCCGATCTGGGCGCCGACGCCTTCCCGCCCTTCGCGGCCAACCAGGTGTTCGGCAAATGGCACCCAGAATGGCTGGCGGGGGGCTTCGTGGACTTCCCCGCGACGGTGGGCGACGTGCCGGCGGGGCGCTACGCGGTGTACGCCAAGCGGGCTCCGTCCTTCGGGGCCGCGCCCCGCTGGCGTAGGCGCGTTCCGCCTTTCCGAGACGGGGCCTTCTACGTCGAGCGGGCGCCCGAGTGGAGCGATGCGACGCACTCGGGGAGGGTGTTCGCGCAGGGGGAGGAGCGGGCGCCCGACTTCGCGCTCGCATCTCCGGCGTATGAGGCGAGCGCGGCCCCTTCGATGAGGCTCGATCTCAGGGCGGAGTGGATGCCCGACGCCGGTTTGGCCAGCGTGCCGGGCTCGCGCGGGATGGCGAAGGCCGGGCGCGTTGTGTACGACGAGGGCGCCGTGGCCGAGAGCGGCCCCCGCGCGAGGCGCATCACCTTCGAGGACGCCCGCACGGTCGAGGAGCTGGCCGCCCGGGCCTGCGCCGAGCTGGCGGCGACGTCGCGCGCCTCGGCTTCGGCGTCGATGCGTGCGCTCGACCGCAGCCCCGAGGACGCGCGGCACCGCCCGCGCGGGTGGCCGTCCGAGCTCGACTGGTTCCGGCCCGGCGTGCGCGTGCGCTGCGAGCTGCCCACCTTCGGGCTGTCGGCGCCGCTCCTGTGCGAGGCCGTGGAGGGCTTCGACATGTGCGCGCCGGGCTCGGCCGTCATGCGGGTCGGCTCCAGCTGGGCGGCCCCGCTCTCGGCGCGGGCCACGACGATATCATCAACGGCACTGAGACAGACGGGAGGTAGATGATGGCGGACGCATCGGTCTTCGCGGCCTTCCTGGCCCTGATGGACGACCACGCCCACCCGGTGGGCTCGCAGTACGTCACGTTCGAGGACGACGACCCCGCCGACCTGTTCGGCGGGGAGTGGGTGAAGCTGGAGGACGTCTTCGTGCTGGCCAGCGGCAAGCGGGACGCGGGCGCGCGGGGCGGCGCCGAGGAGGTGGCGCTCGCGGCGGCGCACATGCCGGCCCACAAGCACACCTCGCCCCAGCACACGCACTCCTTCTCGGCGACGACGGCCGTCGCCGGAGCCCACTTCCACCGGGCGAAGATGCCCTGGGGCCGCGACTGGGTGTCTGGCCACGAGCAGTGGACGGCCAACTCGTCGAAGGAGTTCTCCGACTGGCGCCTGACCACCGAGGAGGCGGGGGCGCACGCGCACAGCGTGTCGGGCACCACCAGGGCCAGCGCGGCCGCCAGCACGGGATCGGCGGGCGCGGGGCAGGCTCACGACAACATGCCGCCCTACGTCGTGCGGCACGTATGGGAGAGGAGGGCGTAGATGGGGAGGCTCTACATCGACATCGAGCTGGACGTCGCGAAGGGCGCGACCACGCTGTCGCGGCCGCGCACGGTGCAGCTGCGGCGCGGCGAGGAGGGGTCCACCGTCATCAGGGCGCGGGCCGTGCACGAGGGGGCCGACTGGCCGCTCGACGGGTACGCGGCCTCGTTCATGGCGATCATGCCCGGCGACCTGGAGGTGATGGACGACGCCTGCAACGTGTCGGGCTCGGTCATCGAGTACGAGGTGCCCGGCATCATCCTGGGCCACCGGGGGCGCACCGACCTGGCGTACTTCAGCCTCACCCGCGAGGGGGAGGACGGCATGCCCGACACTCTGACCACCCAGGGCTTCTCGATCAACGTGAACACCGGGGTGGACATGTCGGCGGCCGAGTACGAGTCGTACATGCCGGCGGTGTCCCGCATCGTGGAGGAGGCGGCCGGCTCGGTACGGGCCGCGGCCGCATCGGCGCTGCTGTCCCAGCGCGACCTGGCCGACTACAAGGAGCGGGCCGAGGGCGCCGTGTCGGACGCCCTGGCCGCCGCCGGCGCTGCGGGCGCCATCGCCGACGAGACGGAGGAGGCCGAGAGGGCGCGCCGCGAGGCCGAGAGGGCGCGCCGCGAGGCGGAGAGCGCCCGCGTCGGTGCCGAGGCCCGGCGCCAGAGTCTGTGGGAGGACATCGTTCAGCGCTCGCGCGGGTGGCTGCGCCGCTACTGCGGCGAGGGCGAGTACGACCCCGACACGCTGGCGCCGACCGTCGGCGAGCCCGACGCCGGCACGCTGTACTTCGTGCCCCTGGCCGTGGCCGGCACCGCGGTGGTCTACGCGAAATGGATGTGGGACGGCGAGGGCGAGCGGTGGGAGGCACTGAGCGCGCCCGAGATGGATGTGGCCCCCATGACCGCCGAGCAGGTGGCGGCCGTGGCGGCCGGCGAGAAGGTGGACGGCGGCGAGGTGGCGACCGCCACCGTGGTCACGGCCCTGTGGGCCGCCGGAAAGCGCGCTGCCGACGCCGCCTACGCGGCAGCGGGGCACAAGCACTCCGGCGGCGACATCGAGGAGCGCACGCTGCCCGAGTCGGCCATCGACGAGGAGTTCGCGCGGACCATCGCCAACAAGGCGGACTCGGACCACGGCCACGACGCCGCCGACATCTCCTCGGGCACGCTGCCCGTGGAGCGCGGCGGCACGGGGGTTGCCACCGACAAGGCGCTGGCGCTCAAGGCGCACCCCGTGGGCTCGGTGTACTTCTCGTACTCGCCGACCTCGCCGGCGGCCCTGTTCGGCGGTACGTGGGTCCAGATGACGGGGCGGTTCGTTCGCATGGCAAACGACGTGTCCACCGGCGGCGCCGACACCCACACGCTGACCGCCGCCCAGATGCCGAGGCACGACCACGGCATGCCGATGGCGTGGGCGGGAAATGGCTCGCTGGCGATCTCGTCCAATCGGTGGGTGTACCGCGACAGCGGCACGACGACGGCGCAGCCGACCTGGAGCACCTACGCCGCCGGCTCCGGCGGCGCCCACAACAATATGCCAGCCTACCAGGACCTGTACGCCTGGCGGCGCACGGCCTAGAGAGGAGAACCGGATGATCGTCGTAGACGAGTCGGGCGCGCCCGTGGCGGAGCCCGACCTGACGCTGGGGCGCGTCGAGGAGCGCGCGCTAGCCGTTACCGTGTCGTGGGCGGTAGACGAGCCCGAGCGCGGCCACTGGGAGACGGCGGCCGAGTACCCGGAGACGGGCGGCCGCGACGTCGCGTGGGTGATCGACCTCCCCGAGCGGGGGCACTGGGAGGCCCGCGACGGGAAGGGCCGCCCCGTCGGGCTGTGGGACGGCGAGGTGCCCCCCGATTGGCCGCGCGAGACGCCCATGGCCGAGATGTGGCGCTACGGCTGCTACCTGCCGTGGACCGACGAGGAGCTGGTCGAGGCCGAGGAGGCCCGTCTGGCGGCCGAGGAGGCCGAGCGCGCCGCCGCCGAGCGCGAGGCGTGGCTGGAGTCTGCCCCGGGCAAGCTGGACGACGCCTGCCAGGCGCTGGCCGAGCTGGGGGCGATGGCGGACGGCACCGCCGTCACCATGGAGGAAGTGCTGGACGCCGTGGCCGAGCTGGGCTCGCTGCTCGCGGCGATGGAAGGAGAGTGACATGGCGAAGATCTACTACAACCGGATCCGCGCGGGCAAGTGGCGCCTGGAGGACGTGCCGGCCCGCTGGCGCGCTGAGGTCGCCGCGATGCTCGCGGCCGACGGGAAGGGCGGTGGAGAGTGACGCTCGCCCAGTGGCTGGCCCAGGGCAGCGACTACGCGCTGGGCCTCTTCGGCGCCGTGGTCGTCGCCGGCGGCGCGGCCGCGTGGGTGGCGCGGGCCTGGCGGGCCGCCCGGCGCCCCGGCGAGGAGAGGCGCGCCCACGTGGACGAGGCCATATCCGAGCACGAGCGCTTCAGGCAGTGCCTGGCGCGGGACAAGCGGAAGATCGACACCCTGGAGGAGTCGGTCAAGCTGCTCCTGCGCGGCCAGATGCAGCTCATCACCCACGAGCTGGACGGCAACCACGTGGACAAGCTGGCCGAGGTGCGCGACGCGATCCACGACCACCTGCTAGAGAGATGAAAGGAACGCGCATGATCAACTGGAAGGTGCGAGTGCGCCAGAAGTGGTTCTGGCTCACCCTGATCCCCGCCGTCCTGCTGCTGCTCGACCAGCTGTGGGGGCTGTGGGTGGTGCTCGGCAGCATCCAAGCGGGGCATCTGTACGACGGCCCCGTCATGGAGGCGCTGCTGTCCCTGGCGGGCACCGCGTTCGCCGTGCTGGTGCTGCTCGGCATCCCCGTGGACACCACCACGCAGGGCTACGGCGACAGCCCCCGCGCGCTGCTCTACGACGCGCCCGCGCCCAACGCGAGCGCCTACGGCCTGCGCGAGTTCGAGGAGCAGTGCGCCGCGGCCGACGCCAAGATGGTGGACTGGGCCGCCCCTGCGGAGGACGGGGCGAGCGAGGAGGCCCGATGACGGTCTCGAACTGCGGCTCCAACGAGTTCGGCGGAATCACCGGCGGCAGGCCCGGCGACCAGACCGGCGGCGAGTGGCGCCTTCGCAGTTGGTACGGCTTCAGGCAGAACGTGGTGCTGGTCCACCCCGACGCCCGGGTGAACGCCCTCGTGGCCGACATGGCCGAGGCGGCAGCCCGCAACGACCGCGTGGGCTACTGCCAGGCCCACCGGACGACCTTCTACGAGCAGCTGAAGGCCGCCGGGTGGCGCCCCGAGAAGATCGCCGCCGACTGCGAGGCCGACTGTTCAAGCGGCACGGCCGCCATCGTGCAGGGGGCGGGCCACCGCCTCGGCGATGAGAGGCTGCAGAAAGTCTCCAAGGACTGCTACACAGGCAACCTGCGCGCCGCCCTCGTCGGGGCGGGCTACGAGGCCCGCACGGAATCGAGGTTCCTGACTGGCGACGCCTATCTGCCTCGCGGCGCGATCGTCCTCAACGAGAAGAGGCACGTGAACATCCAGGTGACCGACGGCGCCAGGGCGGGGGAGCCCGCCGCGCCGGGGAGGGGGGAAGAGGTGTACTCGTTCAGATCCGTTCGCAAGGGCATGAGGGGCGACCACGTGTCGCTCTTCCAATCGGCCTACAACGAGAGGTTCGGCGGCAGTTTGGCCGTTGACGGCAGCGCCGGCCCCGCGACCCACGCCGCCATCGGCGACGCCCAGAAGCGCCTCGGCATCGCCCAGGACTACTCCTGCGGCCCCGACACCTGGGCGCACCTGCTGGGGGCCTGACATGGCGGCGACGTCGCAGAGCGCGGAGCTGTTCAACGACTACGACGGCTTCGTGGCCAAGTTCGAGCCGAAGAGGACCACCGACGACTGCTACACGCCGCCGCTGGTCTACGGCGCGGTGCTCGACTGGGCATCGCGCGAGTACGGCCTGGACGGCCGCGAGATCGTCCGCCCGTTCTTCCCCGGCGGCGACTACGAGCGCCACCCGTACCCCGAGGGCTGCGCCGTGGTGGACAACCCGCCGTTCTCCATCCTGGCGCGGATCGTGCGCTTCTACCTCTCGCTGGGCATCGACTTCCTGCTGTTCGCCCCGGCGCTCACCGTCTTCGGCCTCCTTCGTCAAGACGGCGTGTGCGCCGTGTGCGCGGGCGCGGCGGTGGAGTACGAGAACGGCGCGCAGGTGAACACGAGCTTCGTCACCAACATGGACGGGTGGCGGGCGCGCTCGGCCCCCGACCTGAACGAGGCCGTGGCCCGCGCCGTCGAGGAGACGCGCGGGCAGAGCAGCCGGAGCCTGCCCCGGTACGAGTACCCCGACGAGGTGCTGACGGCGGCCAGGCTCAACTACATGAGCAACCACGGGACCGACTTCCGCGTGGGCCCCGGCGACTTCGAGCGGATCTCCGCCATGGACGCCCAGCGGCCGCACGGGAAGTCGGTCTTCGGGGGAGGGCTGCTGCTTTCGGAGAGGGCCGCGGAAGAACGCGCAGCCGCT